CAGGAGAGTGGAGAGAACGCTCCCGCAAGCACCGTTATGTAATGATGTTTGATAAGAAACTGAAACTCTTATGGGCCGATGAGACGAGTGTTCTCGGTACGAATTAGTTTCTTATTAACGTACTGAGAATTTCTATCATAGTGCATAATCACTCTCATATCATTCAAGAATTGCTGTAAATATCCTTCTCTTAAAACATAAATTTGTCTTTTTTCTTCATTTAATTTAGCTTCGTACTCATAGTTTGTTACACCTATAACTGGATTAATTTGACCAGTTGTATCAGATGTAAATGTTGTGGTTTCATAGGCACCAACACCCTTATATGTTTCCCCATAAGGAACTGTAATTTTAAAGTTTGAGTCTACAACTTGACCCTTTAAAAGAATTAATCTACCCTTTGAATCTCTAACTTCAATTGTTTCGTAATGGTGAATGTCTGATAGTTTTGCCAGTGTATATTTGTTTTCGGCATAAACATATAAATCACGATTGGATAATGGCCATTGATCTCTCACATTAATAATTCCAGCAGTCAATAAAACAACCCAATCATAATCTACACTTCCAAATAATTTTTCTGCAACAATATCTGGTCTCTCACCTTCTTCAATTTGATATTTTCTGAATAAAGTTGTTTTATCTTGCAACCAATCAAGTAATTTAACTCTACGGAAGAGGTTCTTAACTCTTACATACTCTTTCGAAGAATTTTTATGTGGTAGAGAAGATTGGTAATCTAAATCTGGTAGTTCTCTGAAATAACTCATTTTAGTATCCTACTCCGATTTTTGCTTCTGCATCATCTTCATAATGCTCAGAGTAAATTGGGTCAATTTCTTTAAATGTCAGTCCAAGTTGAATATGAACTGGTGATGCATCTTCATATGTTGCATACGTTCCAGATGCCGTATAATTTACGGCAACATCAGTTAATGCACAAGGTTTAAAGGTGTTTAAAAATGGATGTTTTCTTGGACCACTTTTATACGTTAGTTGAAAAATACTTGGTGCAGATATGAATAAACCTACGTTACTATTTGATCCAGATCCTGCTGGTCCACTTCTTGCAGACATTTCTTTTTTGAAAGTTCTAATAATTTGTTTAACTTCTTCTGCTTCCTCTCTTGATCTTGGTGCCATATCAAATGTAAATTGAAATTGTCTCAAGTTAATACCTTCAAAGAGTAATTCTAAATTAGAGTTTAGAACTGAACCAGTTGTTCTTGCTATAATTGATGTTGGGGAGACATTTGATGCGAGTGTATTTGTTGCTTTACCAGCAATATAACTTAATATTGCTGCCCTATCCTTTTCACTAATATTTTTTGCTTGGGTGAAATATTGTTTTGCAGCATCCATACCATCAAATAATCCACCAGCAGGATTATTTACTTTAACCGCACCAGTAGCAACTGCTGCAATAACACCTTCAACGGGATTAATACGATCTTCTCCCCAACTTACAGAAATACTATCGCTAATATTTTGAGGTATTGGTAAAAGAATATAACCTTTTATTTTATCTTGATTTGCTTTTAATCTTTGTCTGGATGTCTGTGCTTGTAATGGTGGACCAAGATCAAATCCACCAGCAACGTAATCAAATATTTTAATTTCTAAGTAATCCGAAGTATCTTGTAATCTTTTTCTGGGATATCTAAACTGATAACAGGTCTTTCCAGCACTGGAAACATTTCCACTAGCAACATTCGCAGAACCATATGCATTTGCATATGCATTTTGAGTTGCTGCGGTAGTATATGCTTCACTCCCTATTGGAGCACCGACATTGAGTGGCATTTATGATACTTTTTTAGTTATTTATTCGGAAATTCGCAAAAGGTATTGCTTGTAAGTCTTTTATTTCGGATGGAAAGACTTCATATAAAGATCCAGCAACCTCATCCCAAGTATATTGACGAGTTTCGCCCCAGTGCATATTGATTCCTTTAAATCCCCACTGAAAAACATCTGTTACTGCAACAAGAGGATTTTGATCAAATTGAATATTAGGAGTTTTAGCGTTATAAACGAAAATATAAAATTTACCTGGTTGTGGCATTTTTCCACTTTCAGGAATCACTTCTAAAAGTTCCAACATTAAATCATCACCACTTTCTTTTCCTGTGATTCCATCAAGAACAGCACGAACCCTATTTTGATTCGTATCTGTATCTGTAACTTTTTTTTGTTGTCTTTCTTTTAGACTTTTTCTTGGCATTATTTGATACCTAGATCGTCTTCTGTGATCACTTTGAAGGTATATCCTCTATCTGCACACCATTCTTTTGCTGCTTCCCACTTTGCTTGATTTTTAGCATACTCATATGCTTCATACATATATCCTTTTGTCTGTCTCTTTGGTTTTGGTGGTGGAACAGTTTGTCTTTTTGGTTTGATCTCGATCATATATTTTTTGATCGAACCATTTTCCTCTTTGACTTTAATGAGAAAATCTGGAAAGTATCTTCTTACTTTTTTAGAAATAGCATCATAGTATCTAACGATTGTCTCTTCTGAAGACCATTCTAGAACACTATCACTTGTATCACAATAAACCATAAATTTTCTTTCCCATAAAGATCTATAAATTATTGAGGTGACATCTCCACGATACTTGTTTGGAAAAGATGGTTTATATTTTCCTTTGTATGATGCCATTACTTTTATTTCTCCAGTTTCTATCTTTAAGGAACGAACATTAGACATTTTTTCTTTTGTTTTTTCACTATGCTTTTTACCTTTCCAACTTGGAGGTCTTCTAGATAAAACTTTTTCAGTTTTTGGATAAGGATTTTTATTTTTGGTTCCTTTTGGTCTCCCATCCATATTTTGGTATTGTTTAAAATTTTCTCTATGTTGATTTTTTCTTTTTACAACATCTTCAGTTTCAGAATTCCAATATTCCTTTACGATTGTGTTAGCAGAGCATTTTGAAGAGCAAAATTGTTGGTATCCTTTTGTATAATCAATATACTTTGTTTCTTTATTGCAGCATCGACAAAATCCTTCATTTTCTTTCTTTTTAAATTCATCATATAATTTTTTAGAGTCATATCCGTGACATTTAATATGAGGCATTAATCCTCTTATTGTTTTAAATGACTTATTACAAATGGGACAATTCATATTTGATGGAATAATTCACAGATATTTATGACAAAATTTACTGATATGACATCTAAATAACTAAAAGACTCATAATAGGTATTTAGAGTGCCTGCACCAAGACCAAGAAAAATATCAGAGTTTAAACCACTATTCAGTAGACTTGCCCAAACATCACACTATCAAGTGATTTTTGGTGGACTCTCTGGACCATTAAGATCTTATTTACTTCAAAGGGGGGTTGATTCTAGATTTATTAATGAGTCAGTTGGACTACTATGCAACTCTGCCTCACTTCCAGGAAGTTCTTTTGCAACATCGGACATTGTTGGAAACTATACTGGTGTTGCCGAAAAAATGGCACACACCAGAACGTTCATTCAGTTAGATCTGGAATTTTATGTTGATCATTCTTATAAAACTTTAAAATTCTTAGAGCACTGGATGGAGTTTATTTCCAGTGGATCTGGTGAGCAACCTTACAAAGAAGGATATCATTTTAGAATGAGATATCCAGAGCAATATAAGTGTAATGCCACAAGAATTATAAAGTTTGACAGAGATTACAACAGATTTATTGAATATACTTTCTATGGATTATTTCCTCTGACATTAAATTCAACAGCAGTATCTTACGAATCTTCTGGAATTTTAAAAGCAAGTGCTTCATTCAATTATGAGAGATATGTTTGTGGTAAAACATTTAGTATAGATATTGCTCGAAGAGAAGATAATAATTTGATTCCCGAATTAAAAACCAATTTCATTAACGAAACAAGTTCAAACAGACCTGTTTATGTTCCTGTCTCTGCTGGTGCCGCAGGTGCAGGTGGAGTTAGATTTAGACCTGTTGATGTTCCTACTGGACAAGCAATCGTAACTGGTCAACTTTATGATCAATTCCCATCAGCAAAAAATTCTAGTTCGGTAGTGGGATCTAGACGAACCCTCTAAATAATTTTATCTGACTTGTAAGGATTATTATGCCTTTACCAAAAATTTCTACTCCAACTTACGAGTTGGAGATTCCTTCATCTAAAAAGACAATTAAATATAGACCTTTTCTAGTCAAAGAAGAAAAGATTTTGATTATTGCAATGGAAAGTGAAGATGCAAAACAGATTGCAAATGCCGTAAAGAATGTAATCTCTTCTTGTATTTTGACAAAAGGTATCAAAGTTGAAGAACTATCAACCTTTGATATTGAATACTTGTTTCTCAATATTCGCGGAAAATCTGTTGGGGAAGATGTTGAGGTTTTAATTACTTGTCCAGATGATAATGTAACACAAGTTCCAACTTTGATTAATCTCGATGATATTCAAATTGAAGTTGGTGAAGATCATTCAAGAGACATTAGACTTGATGACAATCTAATTCTAAGAATGAAATATCCATCAATGGATGAGTTTGTTAAAAGTAACTTTGCTGCTGGTGGAGAAATTGGTGTATCAGAAACATTTGATTTAATTGCTTCTTGTGTCGAGCAAGTTTACTCCGAAGAAGAATCTTGGGCAGCATCTGATTGTAGCAAAAAAGAACTTCAAGAATTTATTGAGCAGTTAAGTTCTAAGCAATTCAAAGAAATTGAAAAATTCTTTGAAACAATGCCTAAGTTATCTCACACAATTAAAGTTACAAATCCAAAGACTGGTGTTGAAAGTGAAGTTGTATTGGAGGGTTTGTCGGCTTTTTTCGGGTGAGTATGGCTCACGAAGATCTTGAGTCATACTATAAAGTCAATTTTGCATT